CATGCGCGTCGATTACGACGGCGATGGGATCGCGGAGCTGCGTAAAATTTGCACCGCGGGCGACGGTAAGACGATCCTAATGAACGAGCCGTGCGCGATGTTGCCGTTTGCCGTGTTCTGTCCCGATCCCGAGGCGCACGACTTCTTCGGTATGTCGATTGCAGACACTGTCATGGATATCCAGCGCATCAAGTCATCGATCATGCGTAACACACTCGACAGCTTGGCGATGTCGATCCACCCACGCGTCGCAGTGACAGAGGGTATGGTCAACATCGACGACGTGATGTCGACAGAGGTCGGCGCTATCATTCGCCAGCGTTCCGCCGGTCAGGTGCAGCCATTGTCTATGCCATTCGTTGGTCAGCAGGCATTCCCAGTGTTGCAATACATGGACGAGATCAAAGAGGCCCGCACAGGCATCTCAAAGGCGTCTATGGGCTTGGATGCGGGTGCGTTGCAGTCATCTACCGCGGCAGCGGTAAACGCGACTGTGTCGAGCGCTCAGCAGCACATTGAGATGATTGCGCGTATCTTTGCGGAAACCGGAATGAAGCAGCTTTATCGCATTGTGTTGCATTTGATCACGACGCATCAGGATCAGCCGCGCATGGTGCGCCTGTCGAACGAGTTTATCCCGATCGACCCGCGCACTTGGAATTCGAATATGGACGTATCGATCAACGTCGCACTTGGCCGCGGTACGGACACTGAGCGTATGATGATGCTGCGCCAGATCGGAGAGATGCAGAAAGAGGCCATGGCGACCATGGGCCCAGTCAATCCGCTGACCGACATGCAGAAGCTGTCGAATACGCTAAAGGCGATGACGGAGCTTGCAGGATTCAAAGACGTGTCGCAATTCTGGTCAGACCCTTCACAATTCCAAGCGCCACCACAAGAAGACAAGCCAGACATCAACGAGCAGCTCATTCAGGTGCAAATCCAGCAAATCCAAGCGGACATCCAGAAGAAGGCTGCCGAGTTGCAGCTTGGACGCGAGAAGATGTTCATGGAGGACGATCGCAAGCGCGACGAGCTAGAGGCGGAGCTTTACGTCAAGGCGGAAGAGATGCAGGCGAAATACGGCACGCAGCTTAACGTCGAGAAAATCCGGTCTGACATGGCGATTAATCGCGAAGTCATGAAGGCGCAGGCCGATCTGATCAAGGATGCAGCGCGTGAAGAGTAAGCAACAAATCATAGACGACGGGCACGAGGCTGCCCGTCTTATGCGTGACACAGATTTTATTCGTTTCATGGATGAAATCGAGCAGGATTGCTGGGAGGAGTTCAAGGCAACTGATGCCAGCGATAACGGTGCCCGTGAGGGCATTTACATGAAACTGCGCGGCGTACAGGCGGTTCGCCAGAAGCTGCGCGCAATGGAAGATAATGCGACTATTGAAAAAAAGACAAAATAGCGCATAATATGGAGTTTAAGGATGTCAGAAGCCAACAACCCGTTAGGGACTGATCTGAATACCGCACAAAATGCAATCAGAGCCATGATCGCGCCTGAAGAGGATACCGTGACGGAGCCTGATGCGCTTGAGGCCGAAGCCGTAGAGGTGGACGCCGAAATGCCAGAGGACGCTGAAGAGTACTCTCAAGAGTACGCTACAGAAGACGAAGGCGATTTCGAAGCTGAAGAAGATGCCAGCGAGCAGGACGACGCATCCTTCGACTTACTATCGGCCACGGTCGAAGTAGATGGAGAAGAGATTACCGTCGAAGAGCTTAAACGCGGAAATCTAAGGCAGCGGGATTACACACGCAAAACTCAAGAGTTGGCCGAAGCTCGTAAGGAGCTAGAAGTAAACTACGAAGAGATACAGCGTGAACGTGCTCAATATGCTCAGATGTTGCCTGCATTGCAGGAGCGTTTGCAGCAGCCGGTCGAACAGGAGCCAGACTGGGACACTCTGTACGATACAGACCCTACGATGGCAGCGAAGGCAGAGCGCCAGTGGAGAAAGCAGCAAGAAGAGCGTCAAGCTCAATTGCAGGCGGTTGAAGCTGAGCGTCAGCGCATGATGGGGTTGGAACAGCAACGCATGGAACAGATGCAAGCTCAGTACTTCGAACAGCAGCGCGAGTTACTGCCGGAACTCATTCCTGAATGGCGTGACAACTCTGTCGCGTCTAAAGAAGCCAAAGACATCCGCGGTTTCCTCTTAAAAGAGGGTTTCAGCGAACAAGATGTCAATGGTCTGACGAATGCTACGCTTGTGAAGTTAGCGAGGAAAGCGATGTTATACGATCAAGGTCAGACACGCGCAACTGAGGCCAAGAAAAAGCCGAAGACGCAGAAGACTAAGACACTCAAAGCTGGTTCTCGTGGTTCGCAGCCTCGACCAAAGACAGGGCAACAACAAGCGCTACAGCGCGCACGAAGTACTGGCCGCGTCGCAGACGCCGCGGCTGCAATTAAAACCCTACTCTAGGAGGCCATTATGGCAATCGTAACTAACACATTTACATCGCACGACGGTGTAGGTATCCGTGAATCACTCGCAGATGTGATCGCGAACATTTCACCTGAAGAGGTGCCATTTCAGTCAAACGTCGGCTCAGAAAACGTAGCCAACACATATTTCGAGTGGCAGACTGACAGCTTGGCGGCAACGTCGACAACAGGTGTGATCGATGGGGATGACGTGTCATCTTTCGACAGCACTTCAGCGACAACTCGTGTGGGCAACTACACACATATCCGTCGCCGCACAACTATCGTTGCAGACAACTTCTCATCGCTAGATACTGCGGGCCGCAACGACGAATTAAGCTACCAAATCGCTAAGCGCGGTAAAGAATTAAAACGAGACGTTGAGGCGGTTTTGACCGCAAATAATGCTCAGGTTTCTGGGGATTCTGCAACTGCTCGTGAGACAGGTGGCTTGGGCGCGTGGATCGCGTCAAACGCAAACGCTGGTACAGGCGGTGCGTTGGCAACTGGCAACGGTACTACTGCACGTACAGACGGCACTCAGCGTGATTTCACTGAGACAATGCTGAAAGACGCAATGCAGCAGGCATTCGTTTCTGGCGGTCAGCCTTCAATCTTGATGGTAGGCCCACACAACAAGACAGTTGTGTCAGGCTTTGCGGGTATCGCGGCACAGCGTTACCAAGCGCCATCAGACGCGCCAACAACAATCATTGGCGCGGCTGACGTGTATCTGTCTGACTTCGGGACGCTAAATGTGGTTGCAAACCGCTTTAGCCCAGAGCGGACAGCATATCTACTCGACCCAGAGTACGCATCTGTATGCTACCTACGTCCAATCCAGAACGTCGAGCTTTCGAAAACTGGTGACGCCGAGAAGTCAATGGTTATCGCCGAGTTCGGCTTGAAGGTGACCAACGAAGCGGCGCACGCAGTTGTTGCGGACTTGAACGTATCATAAGACTGACGGGGCGGCTTCGGTCGCCCCTCTCACTTCTGGGAGATAGGCATGCCACAAAAGAGATTATTTGGACACGATCCGATCACCGGCATTACACAATATTGGCACGTTACTGACAAGGGCGAGTACGTGATCGAGACGCAGCAAGACGTCACGGCGATCGCGGAAGCCAACAAGCGTCAGTACAACGATACCCCCGACAAACACCGCGACGTCAACAAGGTGGCGTCAATACCATTAAACGTGTATTATGACCTCAAGCGAAGAGGTATTGCGGACGATCCGAAGAAGTTTAAGCAGTGGCTCAACGATCGAGATAATAGAGTATTTAGGACAAGGGCGGGCACGCTGTGAGCATTACAACTTATTCCGAGCTAAAGACTGCGGTCGCTAACTGGTTAAATCGCGACGACTTAACGAGCGTTATCCCCGAATTCATTGCGCTGACCGAAGCCGATATGGATCGCAAAATACGTCACTGGCGCATGGAGACGCGTAGCACGGCGACTATTGATGCGCGCTACACGCAGTTGCCACAAGGCTTTATGGAAGCTGTGCGCTTTCACTTGGATGTGGACGAGCGTCCTATAGACCTCGTTACGCCGGTTTTCATGCAGACGAAGCGTCAAGGCAACGTAGACACCGCAGGGCGCCCGCAGTATTACGCCATCATCGCAGGTCAGATCGAAGTGTGGCCGACGCCTGATACTGGGTACACTGGCGAGCTGTACTATTACGCACGCACAACGCCCCTCGATGACAGTAATACATCAAACTGGATACTAGATCACTTCCCAGACGCGTATCTTTACGGCGCCTTGGTGCACTCAGCGCCTTACCTTGTAGACGATGCGCGGACGCAAGTGTGGGCGTCGTTGTACCAAAACGCAATCGATGGTATAAACGGAAACAACGAAAAAGCTAAATTTGGTGGTTCAGGCTTGCGTATGCAAGTAAACACATTCTAGGAGACTAACATGGCAACCATATCAGATTATGTGCTAGACGCTGCGCTGACCAAGCTGGACACCGAAGCGGATCGCATTGACATCACCTCACAAGAAGTAACGACATACGCGGAAGCGACAAGCACATACACGCTTGGCAATTCTACGTCTTTGTCTTTTGGCGCACCACAGGATGGCGATACATCAGGGCGCAAGGTAACAGCGGCAGCGATTACGGATGGCGTTGTGACAGGATCAGGCAGCGCAACGCACTTTGCGATTGTTGACGTATCTGCGTCACGCCTGCTTGCGACAGGTTCGCTGACAACACCTCAAAGCGTTACATCTGGCAACTCATTTACGATTGCTGCGTTTGACGTAGAAATCCCTGACCCAGCATAAGGTGAAGCATGGTTAAGCTAGTCAACAGGGCCAAGATGACAACCAGCACAACTGGTACTGGCACAATTACTCTGGCGGCTGCTGATACTGGCTACCAGACCTTTGCGGCTGCTGGTGTGACGGATGGCGAGATCGTGCGCTACGTCATTGAGGATGGCGATAACTGGGAAATCGGAAGCGGCACTTATACTGCCTCTGGCACAACACTTTCACGCACTGTGAGCGAAAGCAATAACTCAGGCTCTGCTATTACGTTAAGCGGATCGGCGAAGGTGTTTATCTCTGCAACGTCTGAGGACTTAGCCTTAGATGAAGATTATGGACTAATAACTGGCACAGTTGGGTCGGTGGATGATTACGGAGCGTTGGCATAATGGCAAAGCAAGTACAATTTAGACGCGGCACAACTTCGCAGCACAGCACCTTTACAGGCGCGGCAGGTGAAATTACGGTTGATACGGATAAGGACACAGTGGTTGTTCACGATGGCTCAACGGCTGGCGGTGTTCCTCTGGCAAAGTCTAGCGAACTATCAGCGAAGGTGGAGAGCCTTGCCGATCTTGGCGTAACTGCATCAGCGGCAGACCTAAATACAACCGATGTTACTACCCTTGGCACCGTTGAGGCGTCCAAGGTTGTCACTGCGGATGCGAATGGCGATATTACGTTTCCTGACAATGAGAAAGCGTTGTTTGGCGCGGGGTCAGACCTTCAGATTTACCACGATGGAACCAACAGCTATATACAAGAAACAGGAACTGGTCGCTTACGCATCGCTGCGGCAGATAAAATACAATTCTATACTGCGGATTTAACAGATAAATTTGCAGAATTTACAGTTAGTGGCTCTGTAGAGTTAAGATACGCTAATGCAATTAAATTTAATACCACTTCAACAGGAATTGATGTAACGGGGGCTGTCGCTGCTGATAGCGGCGATATTTCTGGTGAGTTTATAGCCGACAGTTACAACGAAACCTACGCAGCGGTAACGTCATCCTCTAACGCCACTACGGTGGACTGTGAGACAGGTAACGCATTCAGCCACACACTGACAGAGAACACCACGTTCACGTTCTCTAACCCCCCTGCCAGCGGCACTGCGTATAGCTTCAGCATTGAGATCATTCAGGATGCATCAGCGTCTGGTTACACAGTAACTTGGCCTAGCTCAGTAGACTGGCCTAGCGCAACAGCACCTACGCTTACTGCAACTGCGTCCGCAAAGGATGTCTTTGTGTTTACCACACGCGATGGCGGTACTACATTCTATGGATTTACTGCTGGACAAGCATTGGGGTAAGCAATGGCTACTAAGAAAAAGTTACTTCAGGCAGCGGCAGGCACGGCAGCGGCATCAGGTGGTGCGGGTGCGCTTAACGTAGAAGATGTGTTCTCCACCTATCTTTATGAAGGGAACGGTTCTGCTCAGGTTATTGAGAATGGGATTAACCTTGGGCAGTCTTACGGTAGTGGCAGTATAAGTGTGCCCCGTGGTGAAGATAATAACGTAACAACTTCAACAAATTCTGACTTTGCCTATGGAACAGGTGATTTTACTTGGGAAGCGTGGATAATGCCTCAAGTAGATGATGGCACTTTAAACAATTCAAACAGATATATCTTTGATCATGGCTCTGGTAATTTAGGTGGCATGAGTTATTACAATGGAGTTCTAAGATATTATAACTCAACTACAAATGCGCAAGACAGCACTCAAGCACTTACAAACTATACATGGGCGCATATTGCGGCTTGCCGCAGTTCTGGGACTACAAAAGTATTTTACAATGGTACACAAATTTTAAGTTTCTCAGACAGCTACAACTTTACAGCAACATCATTTGTCATTGGTGACTATGGAGGTAGCGGCGGAACTTATTCATTTGGCGGTTTGTATAGTGATGTCCGTGTTTCAAACACTGCCAGATATACATCCAATTTTACACCGCCAACCTCTAGTTTTAGTTCTGACAGCAATACAGTTCTACTTGCTGGACAAGGATCAACTATAGTTGATAATAGCTCAAATGCACTAACACTTACGGCAAATGGCGATGCTGTTGGAAAGTCTTTCGGGTATTATGACGCAGCCGATGCTGGCGAAGGTGGGTTGGTTTGGGCAAAACAAAGAACTGGAAGTTCGTCACAGCACGCATTGTTTGACACCGAAAATGGAACGCTAAAGGCGTTGGCTTCAAGTAGTACGGCAGCGTTGGCAACTGAAGCAAGCGTAACGTCTTTTAATGCAAATGGTTTTAGCTTAGGCAATTTTAACAATACAAGTGGTCAGGACTACGTCTCTTGGACATTCCGCAAAGCCCCTAAGTTCTTTGATGTGGTGACTTATACTGGGACGGGTTCTGCACAGAATATTAGTCATGACCTCGGAACTACTGTTGGAACACTAATTGTTAAGCGCACTGACAGCGCAGATAGATGGCGTGTATATCACCGTGGGGTGGATGCAACGTCACCACAAAACTATTTTATGAACCTTAATGAAACTGCTGCGGCAGCGGCTGCGTCAACTGTATGGAACAATACAGCCCCCACAAATACTACATTTACTGTAGGGACATCCCCTTCTGTCAACGCCTCTGGCGGCACCTACGTCGCCTACCTATTCGCCCACAATGACGGTGACGGTGACTTCGGCCCTGATAGTGATGCTGATATTATCAAGTGTGGGAGTTTCACGACTGATGGCAGCGGCATAGCAACTGTAAACTTAGGGTTTGAGCCTCAATGGATTTTGATTAAAAGAACGAACTCAACTGGAAGTTGGCATATGGTTGATGCAATGCGTGGTATGCCTAATGGCGCAAATGATGCTTGGCTAATGGCTAATAACACTAATGCCGAAAGCACAGCTTATACTATAGCAACACCAACTGCTACGGGCTTTGTTACAGATAGCACAAACATTATAGACCCATCATCAGACTTCCTCTACATCGCCATTCGCCGTGGCCCTATGGCTGTGCCTACTGATGCGACTGAGGTGTTTGCTATTGATGAACTAAGTAGTGCAGCATACTACAGTGGCTTTACTGTGGACATGGCGATTGAAAGAGACACGGGTTTTCACCCTACCCGTAACTCTGCACGTTTGATTGGTGAGCAGTATTTAGATATGAACACTGCCGCCACAGCATCAGGGGCAACAAATTACGCTTGGGACAACAGCACAGGTTGGTTTGACTATCAAGCAGCCGCTAATCGTTTCTCATGGATGTGGGCTAGAGCACCTCAATTTATGGATTGCGTTAGCTATACGGGAACAGGAAGCCTAAGAACTGTAAACCATAATCTAGGTGTAGTTCCAGAAATGATGATTTTTAAGAACTTGGACACAAGTGGAACGAATTGGGACACCTATCATAAAGACCTTGGGGCTAGTGGATTTGTATCAGTTAATCTGAATAATGCTTACACAGCAAATACTAATAGATTTAACGGAACAACCCCAACAGATACACAATTTACCGTTAATACAGCAGCAAGAGTTAATGAGTCTGGTAGTAAATTAATCGCTTATCTTTTTGCCACCTTAGATGGAATATCCAAGGTTGGATCATATACAGGTAATGGCACAAGTCAGAACATTGACTGTGGCTTCAGTAATGGTGCTAGGTTTGTAGTGATCAAACGTACCGATGCAGTCGGTGATTGGAACTTTTATGATACTGAAAGAGGTATTGTATCAGGCAATGACTCAAGGCTTGTATTAAATGAACAAGATGGGGCTGATGCATCTTCTGACCGCATAGACCCATATTCGTCAGGTTTCACTGTTAATTATATCGCCACAGGCACGTCAGATAGCAACATTTCAGGTGCAACCTACATCTTCTACGCAATCGCCTAATCAACAGTCAAACAGGAGTATCAACTAATGGCTGAATACAGAAACAGAACAACAGGTGTCGTAAAGAGCCAAGGGCAGTGGCGGCAAGAGTTTGCCAACATGTCCCTACCTCGTGTATGGAAAGCAGCAACCCTAGACGCACTAGACCTAGACCCAGTGCTACGCAGCCCTGCTGC